GGTGAGTGATTTATCTTCAGCAATTGCAACTATAGTAACGACACCTATTACTATTGTTACGCCAGGAACACCAACACCACAACCATACGCAGCAGAAGCTAGTAGAGCTTATAAAGCATTAAGTTCATTAGCAACATTGTCAATAAAACTTAACACGATGAAGAGTCGTGTTGTAACACTACAATAAAAAAAGAGGTAATACGAATGACTAAGAAAGACCTTATTAAAGTTATAAGAAAGTTAGTTCAAGAAGAAGTAAAAAAAGAAGTAGGTAAGATACTTATTAGTGAGAATAAAATAAAAGCTATTCCACGAAAAAAATCAAAAATCAAACCTAAGAAAAAAGTTACATATATAAAAGATAATAAATCATTGAATGATATATTAAATGAAACTGTTGGTTTGACAAAAGGACCACAAGAAGAATATCCTGATATGGGCGGTAAACAATATACAACAGGGAATATGGCAGACGTTTTAGGTTACGGTGATATGGCAAGTCCTGAACTAAAAAGAGATAGAGTAGCAGCACAAACTTTAGCAGAAAAAGGTGTTACTCCAGACCAAGTAGGTGATGGAGTTGTTAACGCACTTACAAGAGATTATTCTGGTTTAATGAAAGTAATGAACAAAGGTAAATAATGGCATCGACTATAGAAACTAATTTAGATCCAAACACAAGCGTTGGTTTATCATTTCCACTTGGATTTGTTGGTAGCCGCATGTTTAATAGAACTAAAACTGTTGAAGAGCAAGCTCAACATAATTTGAGAAATTTACTTTTAACAAATATAGGTGAACGACCACATCAACCAGCCTTTGGTTCGAGATTATTAGAGGTTGTGTTTGAATTTAAAGATGATGCATTAATTGAAGAAGTAATAAATGAAGCAGTTGATAAGTGGTTGCCTTACGTAGCTATAAATTCAATAACAACAAATACAGATGCTACAAACCCAAATAGATTAAATGTAACAATAGATTTTTCAGTAGCAACAAGTCCTGGCGCAACAGATCAAATAGTCTTAGATTTTAATAGTACAGGATAGGAGACAGTAAATGCCCACGAACACAACAGGTCCAATTAAAGATGTATCTAAAGAAGTCAAGTATTTAAATAAAGACTTTGAAGGATTTAGAAACGATTTAATTGGGTTTGCAAAAACATATTTCCCAACAACTTATACAGACTTTAATGAGTCTTCTCCTGGCATGATGTTTATTGAAATGGCAGCCTATATAGGTGATGTTCTTTCTTATTATGTAGATAGTCAGTTTAAAGAATCCATTTTAGCATATGCTGAAGAAAAGAGAACAATTTATAATATAGCACAATCTTTAGGATACAAACCTAAAGTTAGTTATCCTGCCTCAACTGTATTGGATGTTTACCAAACTGTTCCTGCTACAGGAGCTGCAGATTCTGTTAGACCAAATATGAATTATGCTTTAACAGTTACAAGTAATACAAAAGTAAAATCTAAAAGCACAGGAAAAACTTTTAGGTTCATGGATGATGTAAACTTTAAATATTCAAGTTCTTACGATCCAACTACAGTTTCTATATTTGAAACAAATGCTAATGTTCCTACAAAATATTTGTTAAAGAAAAGAGTTAGAGCAATTAGTGGCGAAGTTAAAGAAGAACTTTTTACTTTTAGCACAGCAACTAAATATGACAAAGTAGTATTAGGTAATCCATATGTTATAGAGATTCTTAGTATGACAGATAGCGATGGTAATAGTTGGTATGAAGTTCCCTTTTTAGCACAAGATACAATATTTGATGAAGTAGAGAATACATCAGCAAATGATTCAGATATGACTCAATATAATGATACCGCACCATATATGTTAAAGTTAAGAAAAACACCACGAAGATTTACACCTTTTATTAGAGATGACAATAGAACTGAGTTAAGATTTGGAGCAGGTGTTTCAGACAACCCCGATGAAGAGATTGTTCCTAATCCAGATAGAGTTGGTTCATCATTAGCAAGTGGTATTAGTAAGTTAGACACTGCATTCGATCCTGCAAACTTTTTAAATACAAGAACTTATGGATTAGCACCATCTAATACAACACTAACAATAAAGTATACAGTTGGCGGTGGAATAGAAGATAATGTTCCAGCTAATGATATTAAAAATCTAAATGATGTTACATTTAATATTGATGATTCTGCTTTAGTAACAGCTACAGTTCAAGATACAAAAAATTCAGTAGCAGTTAATAATCCCGATCCTGCTGGTGGTGGTAGGTCAGGTGAATCATTAATAGAAATCAAAAATAATGCACTTGCTTATTTTCAAGCACAGAGTAGAGCAGTTACAAAAGAAGATTATATGATAAGAGCAATATCGTTACCACAAAGATTTGGAAATATAGCAAAAGTTTATATAGTTCAAGATGAACAACTTAATCAATCAGAAGAAGATGTTCAAGAGAACATAGGAGCTGCAGCACCACCACTTGAAGATCAAATAGAAAATATAAATCCATTGGTTCAAGCAGGAGCAAATTTACAATCTTCAGATGCTGGAACATTTAATCAAAGCCCTGTAAATATTAGAGAAACAATAGCAAACGCTAGAATGACTTCACCTGGAAGAGGAGGATATAATGGCTAAACAAGCATCAAGAATACCTAATCCATTAGCATTAAATATGTATGTGTTGGGATATGATTCAAAGAAAAAATTAACAAACGTAAACCAAGCAGTTAAGGAAAATTTAAGAACTTATCTTGGTCAATATAGAATGGTTACTGATGCGATTAATATTAAAAATGCTTATATCATAAATATTGGTGTTAAGTTTAGTATTATGACAAGACCAAATTTTAATAAAAGTGAAGTTGTATTGAAATCAATAGAAACAGTAAAAACATTTTTTAATATAGAAAGGTGGCAAGTAAATCAACCAATCATATTATCAGATTTAGTTTATCAGTTAAGTTTAGTTGATGGTGTATCAGCAGTAGTTCCACCTGTAGAAGATAATCCACAATCTTTACCACTTTTAATAACAAACAAATATAAAACTGCAAATGGTTATTCTGGTAATCTATACGACATAGGTAGCGCTACGAAGAATGGTATTATTTATCCATCATTAGACCCTTCAATCTTTGAATTGAAATATCCTGGAACAGATATTGAGGGTAGAGTAGTAGGAGACAGCTAATGCATTATTTTGAATTTGCTACAGCAGACGCAACATTATATGAGGGTGAAGCAACCCAATCTGTAAATACAGGGTTAGACCCAATACTTGAAGTTCGTAAAGATATGAACGATACTGGTACAGTAATAAATGTATCAAGAGCATTAGTAAAATTTAATCTTAGTTATCTTAGTGCTTCAGTTCAAAATAGTTTAATACCAAAATCAGCAAAATATTATTTAAATTTATATGACGCAGGTTCTACAGATTTACCATCTTCACAAACACTTTATGCTTATCCTGTAAGTGAATCTTGGACAATGGGTGATGGAACATATCATTCCAATCCACAAATAACTGAAGGTGTAAGTTGGAGATATAGACATGGTGAGAATGATGGAACACAATGGGTTAGTGGTAGTAACAATACAGGTGGATTGTGGTTTAGTGGTAGTTATGCAAGTGGATTAAGAGGATTAACCTGTTCTTCATCTTTAGAATATGAGACAACAGATATTCGTATGGATGTAACTGATATTGTTCACGCTTGGATGTATAGTGGTTCTGTGTATCCGAATGAGGGGTTCATGGTAAAGAGAAGTGGTAGTGTTGGAAACGTTACAAGTGGTAGCGGAGTTCAAGAGGGAGATAGCACACGTTATGGTCAATTAAAATTCTTTTCGAGAGATACATCTACAATCTACCCACCAAAGTTAGAAGTAGTTTGGGATGATTCATCTTGGAGTACAGGTTCTCTTGCACCACTTACAGGTTCAGCATTAGAAGATACTGTACTTTATTTTAAAGGTTTAAGACCTGAGTATAAACAAAACAGTAAAGTTAAGTTTAGACTTGTAGGTAGAGAAAGATACCCTGCTAAAACATATTCTACAACTTCAGCTAACTTGGCTGTAAAATATTTACCAAGTGGTAGTCAGCTCATAGAACATGGAACATACTATTCAGTAAAAGACGCTGTAACAGAAGATGTGATAATACCATTTGGTTCAGGCTCACTTGTGAGTTGTGATACTGATGGTAACTTTTTTAATGTTTGGATGAATGGATTTCA